AACAGATCGTAGAACCAGTTACGACCACTAGGGGTACTGATGAACAAAGCTCTACCTTTTTTGTCAGACAGGGAAGCTCGAATAATCTTCTGCCATGTGTCTTCCTTTATAAAGGCACACTCATCTAGTACAACATAGGTTAAAGAGACACCACGTAGAGAGTCAGGATTATCGGCCCCACGAACGAGGATCTTTCTTCCGTTGACAAGGGTGATCTCCAAGTTGTTGACATGGGAGGACTTGATGACAGGTCTACCTAGGTCAAGTAACAAGTCCCACAAAATTGTCCTCGCTTGTCCCAGAGTTGGGGCAATATACATTACCGCACTACCCTCAGGGCAATTCAAACCTTCGATCAGCAAGCTAATAGCAGACAAACGGGATTTACCACATCGGCGACCAGCAGCCACAACTTTAAAGCGATGATTATCTTTAAAAACTTCCTGCTGCCAATTCAATAACTTAAAATTTAACTCAGCCACGATGTCCCTTTACGTAATCCGCTGCTTTGATTAGCAGTTCTGGATTGTCCTGAAATAACCCTAAACCTGTGTTACAAGGCCCGCACAAGAGGTCTCTAACCTTACCTGTATCATGGCAGTGATCCACAGCTAGTTTCTTAGCTTCTGGAGTCTTACCACAGATCTTACAACCGTAACTCTGATACACAAGCTTTTTGTCGTACTCTTCTTGTGTAATCCCATAATTCTTTTTAAGCTGATATGCAGCTCTAGACTTGACAAACTCAGGTTGCCTCTGTCTTTCTTTTTCTACGTTACTTCGACAAACCTTACAGGCGTGTCTACGAATACCTTTATCCCTGTAATGCCAGTGAAAGTCCGTGATGGGCTTCTCTTGCAGACAAGTAGTACATGCTTTTACTTCCATTTGTAATTCCTCTTGAAAAGGTCAGGTGTTTGGACACACGCACCTGAGACGTGTTTCAAGCCGATTACTCGGTGTCCGATTCTTTGTATTCTACATCACTAACATCGTAGACTTGCTCTGCTTCTATTGTCGGCGAAGTCAAGCCACTTATGTTGATCGAGATCTGTGGAGTACCAGATCCTTGTTTAGTTTGTTCGAAAGCACTTACTGGCATTATCCTATCTACGACTAGCTTCCATGCAGCTGCTTGGTTCTTATGGTCATCATTGAGAGCAGCATTGAGGATAGTCTCTAAGACTTTGGCTGACTTAGGGGAGTTAAGCATCCTAGCTTTGTACTCGTCGATAATAGCCTTATCACCCTTAGGACGACCTAAGGTTCCTCTGTTCTTGGACTTCTTAGCTACTATCTCACCCTTCTTGGGTCTACCTCGTCCTCTAACCTTGAGTTCTGTACTTTGTTCCACATCTTTGTCCTTTGAGGAGATAGACTAATATAATAAGGGATAACAATAGGGATACCCACTACTATGAGTACTCTAGAGTAACTATCTAATTTAACATAAAAGCAAGAATCTAAATGAAGTATATACTTACTTAATTTACCTCCTGTGTACATATACCGTACAAAGGAACTAAGTAGTTTAACTCACTTTAGAAACTTCCTGTATTAACTGAGTAGCCTGTCTACAAAGTCTTCATTTGAGTTCTTGGAAGGATTACCTTCATAGAGAATTATATACCTGTTTTCTCAAATGTCAAGCTTTATTTGTATTTATTTATAGTCTCTGTCACCTATGTTACACATCATAGACCTCTTGTGTCCACTTTCATGACCTCAAGGGCCTATGACAGCCCTCCTGTGCACAGATTATCTCCACAGTCCTAACCTGTCCCTAATTAGTTCCATAACTTCTTTGATTTTATTAGACTTTTTAGTCATGATTGTCTACTTTCTTAATTACTCTTTTTTGTGTACTTAGGAGGCTCCCACAAAAGTAATCACACAAGGCCACCCCTCCCCCCCTATCAAGTACTAAGTAGTACTACGTAGGTATAAACCCTTACATGCTACTGGCCAAGTAGTCATTAAAGTTATCCACAGGTTACACACATGATCTCCACAGTAACTGAATGAGGGGCGATGAAGCACCTATAAAGTACTACTCAGACACACAATAGTTCTAAGTATAAACACCTACCTCCGAAGTTATCCACACATGGCTGTCTATAACCTGTGCATAAGTACTGAGTTATCCACAGACTAACCAACTTGGTGCATAAAAGCTCACCAAAGTAGTGCACTGGTGTCTAAATTGTATCATTATGGTGCATCATAAATGAATACTATACGTCACAGTTTACATGATCTGTACACCAGAGCACTACAATGCCAACTAAAATGTAACCTAAGAGTACTACAAAATCAGAGCTGGCACGGGGCTTGCAATATAACATACGTCAACCGACAAACAACCTGTTAAGGATCAACACCATGAAACGAGTCAACAAATCAGACATTGCAGTAATCAATGAAGCCCTTAATACCCTGTCATGCTCTAAGCTGATGCTAGATGAAGGCACATATAGCGAACAACGTGCATGGGCTGAAAAAGGCTACAATGCCATGCTAACCCTGAAAGAGTACGGTATCATGAATGGTGCAGGCTCAGAGCAATTTTGGACGAGCACTAAAAATATGTACGTCAATTTTTAAACTCACAATCTAAGGGAAAACACCTATGTCTTACACTCTTGAATCATTAGTCTACGCATTCATTGGATGCACTCCATTGTTTGCCTATGTCATTCTGTCTTTCACTAAGTAAGGGAAAACACCTATGTCAAACTCTATCGCTCAGACTGTATTATATTGGCTCTACGCTGCTGCAATCGTTGTAGTGTGGCTCACTCTGTAAACTCTTTAGGAATTAACATCATGAACTATCTAACCTTCACACAAGCTCTAAAAGATGCCGAGCGCATGAAACAACAACATCTCTATCGGTTTGAGAATCACAACTACATGATCATTCAAAAGGATGCTGAGTACGTTGTCGAACCCTTAAACTATGCAAAGCGGGACGAAGCACTTAAAAACAATACTTTGTTGCTTGTACTATAGACTCTAGCCTGTAGGGGCTACAATGTGGCTTCTATGGCCTAGAATGTCTCTAGGTTTTAAACTTGTTAAGGATTAACACATCATGGCTATCATTCAAACAATCGACAATGCCTCTCAATTCAGAGATCAATTCCACGCTAGAGGCCGTGGAGATCAATTCAGTTATGAGGCGCTAGGTCTCATTTTCGAACACCTGTCAGACTATTGTGGCGCTGATGTAGAACTAGACGTTGTGTCTATTTGCTGCGAATTCACAGAGAATGTGCCTCTTGAGATCGCTAAGGACTACAGTCTCTATATTGACGATAGCATGAGCGAAGGCGAGATCAGAGACCTGGTAGAGGAATTCCTAAACAATGAAACCTCTATTGTCGGTGAAACTGATTCTGGTGCATTTGTCTACGTTCAATTCTAATAGGGAGATCAATCATGGCATTCGAGAAAATCAACGCACCTTCTAAACCTCGATTTGAGGGTCAAGTAATTCAATTTGTGTCTGAACATGGGGCTATTCTGTATGATATTGCCAAAGTCAATCCTAAGTATGGCAATCTCGAATGGTGGGCTTTGAATGACCCAACAGAATATCAGATCAAACTAGCTGAGGAGACACAATGCTAAACAATAACGACTTCCTAGCCCTTGAACGGCGATTATGGCGCGAAGGTAACCCATTGTGCGACGAATTAGTCAGTACACGGGATGAACTGCTGCACTTGCTCTCTATGTCTAAGAAGATACTACAAAAGTACTCACCTACAATAAATGAACTATCTACAGTGGACGATCTCGAATTCTTTAGAGAAGGGGATAACTTCGGGGATTCAAACGACAATTTAACCTATAACTGGGGAGAATAAAGCATGAAAGCATGGCACGAACCGATTAACATTTATTGCGCTTGGCTAGACACCTCAAATTTCCATTTTGAGGCTTTTGGTACAACGTCAGCAGAAACTAGATGTACTCTCATCGAGACCTTGGAGGCTCACGCTAGGGATTACCAATTAGAGCGAGATTGGTGGAAACGGTGGGAGAGCGATATTTGCAGCAAGCCAATTATGCTAGGGGCAGGTTACAGAGACAATGAGCCATTAACACTTGAATTTGAAGGGGGTAACGTAGAATGACAATGAAGACCTACAATGTCTACGTTGAAGACAC